GCGCTGCTCCGCCAGCCGTGGCTGGAACGCCAACAGGTATATCCCTGCGCTCGTCCTTTAGATAAAGATACTCGAACACACGCAAGCAAGCTGGCTTCTCAAGCTGGCTGTGCGAAACGTATGTAATGTCGGCTTCAGCCAAATTCTTTGATAGTTGTTTCATAAATCTCCCCTACTCCGCTGCTTCAACTACATAATCTTTTGTGATTACTCCAAGCGATTCGTCACCCCGCTTGTGATTGGGAATCCAAACCCGCTTGCCAGATTTATAGTTTCTGAAATGCCCACGAACCTCATGGTTACGGCGAGGGCTGTAGAATAACGGCGAAGCGCGACTTCCTTCTGGCGGTTTGTTGTAACGCACACGATAAGTTTTATGCTCGTCGCTTGTATCTTTAAGTTTTTTAACTTTGTTAGAGCCATCAACGGCTAGTGTGGTTACAGCATTGCTTTTCATCGCCGCCCCGCACAGAGAGGCGTAAATGCACAGGGCGTTGAAGCAGTCATTCACACTTCCGTCATTAACATTTTCACTCCACCACGACTCTGGATAAGAAATATCTTTTTGGTTAAAAATATCCTCGTTAAAAGCTGCTACTCCATTCTTTGAGCGCTGTTCATACGGGGAAAATGTAAATAATTTCCCACCAGCATCACACCTGCCATCAGCGAAATGCAAAAATGCTTGAGAAGAAAAGTGAATTGAGGTTTCTGTTCTAACACCAATCACGCTTGCAATAGTCTTATCCTCGATATTATCGAAGATAAAAAGGGTAACAGGAAATGGACAGCTTGCATTTCCCTCAATGAACCATCGTCTATCTTCAAAATCTTCGCCGTCCAATGAGAGCAAGGTTTCATTAAGCTGGTCAGTAAACCCTTGCGTCAAATAGAATGTTGCGGGTTCACCATCATGTTTAGCTAAAACATTATAAATGTCCCTGCGTATCATTGCCCTGTGACCAACCTCGTGCTTGGTATTCTCGACAGTAATCCGATACAACTCCTCGTAAGTCTTCAGGATGCGTGTATTCACGCTTCCCGTCATTTGACTGAATATATGTTTGTTAATCATCCTGATTGCCTCCTTTCCTATCCCCATAATGCACAAGGCAATCTGCGGTGTCAATACTTTTCTGGGATTAAAGATAAAAAAAATAGCAGGGACAAACTACGCAAATAATTACCCCTAAATAAATTCGGTTTTTTCTCTTGCAAATCCCGTGAAGCATGATACTCTTCACGAATTGACAAAGGAGAAACTCAATGACATTAGAAGAATTTAGAGCGAGCGAAGGCCTCTCAACTTATCAGATTGCACGAATGATGGAAGAAGTCGGGCGGCCTGTTAATCAGTCAGTCGTTTGGCGTTGGTGTGCTGGCAAGCAGCGTCCCGATTGGACAACAGTGCCATACATCACGAAGGCAACCAAAGGCAAAGTCACTGCCTTAGATTTCGTGCCGACCATTGACTGAGGTGGTTCTGATAACGGGGTGGATATTAGCTTGGGGTGACGAGAGAAGTCTCAAATACTCACCACCATTTCCCACAGCAGAGATGTGTGAACAGGCAAAGAGAGAGTTGCCAGACCATTATTTTTCGAAAGGGTGTTTTTATGTCAAAGATGGCACGAAACAAGGGCGCAAATTTTGAGCGGGACTGCTGCAAACTCATAGCCGACCAGCTTGGTTATGAGTGCAAACGCAACCTTGACCAGTATCAGGTGAAGGAGTGCTGCGACATCGAGCTTGGACAGCTTTTTGCTATAGAGTGCAAGCGTTACGCGGCGGCAGCAGGCGGCTGGTTTCAGCCTAAATGGTGGGAGCAAGCAAAGCGAAGCGCGGCATTGTCCAATCTTGTGCCTTGTCTTTTCTATCGTTATGACCGCCAGCCGTTGCGTATTGTGTTGCCGATTTACGCAGTCAATTCAGAGTATGCGCTGGACTCCAGCCAGTATGATTGGCCTCGTGATGGCAATGCCTGCAAGCCTGTTGTGATGGACGAGGAGACTGGCTTCATGGTCATGCGGGAGTGGCTGGTATGAGTTGGAAACACGAATGGGACAGCGACCTTGACAATGAGAAGCGGATAGTCGCCAAGCTACATGAGATGTGGAACTGCGAATCTGCCAAGATGCAGGGCTTCAGCTATGCCGATTTTATCTTGACACGGGGCGAACAGGACGGGCTGGCACAGGGCGTTGCCTTCTGCGAGATACGCTGCCGCACAACCCCAAAAGATAAATTTCCTACTATCTTTATCACGCTGAATAAATACAAGAACATGCTGATGATGACAGAGTTTACGGGGCTGAAGTCCCTATTTGTCGTGCAATGGTCTGACCAATGTGGCTACCTTGAATTGACTTCTGACAATGAGGGGACAACCTTCCCGAAGCGGCGAAACCCGAAGGGTGATGACCACCATGACGAGCCGTGTGTTCTGCTGTCTGTTGCCAACTTCACAAAACTTTGGGACGGGCAAGCATGAGTTACAAGGCGATGGATTGGGTTTGTGAGCAGCCTATAGCCGACCCCACGGCTAAGTTTGTGCTGCTTATGATTGCCAAACATGCTGATGAGCAGTGGCAGTGCTTTCCCAGCGCGGCGCGTATTGCCAAGCTGACGGGGCTGGACAGCAGGACAGTGCAAAGGAAGGTGGCAGCACTAAAGAAACAGGGCTATCTTTTTGTCTCTCGCCGCAACAATGGCGGCAGACAAACGAGCAATCTCTACACGATACATAAGCCGAATGAGGGGCGGCAGAGTGCCGTGGCGGGGGCGGCAACGTGCCACCCTAATATATCAACTAATAAATCAGATAATATATCTTCTTCTATTACTACGGCAGAACGCCACCCCTCGAAAGAAGAAGATGAAAAGGAAACAGATTGGACGGATTTCGCCAATCAAATACTGGGCAAGAAGAGCAATGGACGAGATGACAGCAAAATGGGTGATTGATAACTTTTCTGATAGAGAGGACTATCAGGACAATCAAACAGTGCAAGAATGGTTAGACCAAGCGCGTCAGGTATTGGAAGCCAGACGCTTAGATTATTAGAAAGGGACTAAGATGAAAGAATTTGAAAAGAAGGAAACGATGACTTGGGAGTCGCGCACTGCCCTTGTCAGAGATAATTTTTTGCGACAGGAGAGCCTTCTCTATAGGCCGCACAACCACTTGCGGGACAATGAGGAAGCAATGGGAATCTACATGAAGGAAGTTTGCGAGGCCATCAATAGCCGCATCAGTGCCGACGTGCCGAACAGTGAAAGTTATAAAGATATTCTCCGCACCATCTGGCGCACTGTAACCAGCAAGCATAAGTCTAGCTTTTACTTCAACCTTGCAGACATTATCAGCGCAACCGTCAAGGCGAATAAAAACTGGGAGGCCAAGAGCGGCACAAAGAAAACGGCTAAAGCATTTAGTGGCAGCTTCGAGGCGGAGCAGCAGGCAAGGGAGGGCGAGCAAAAGAAACCCGAAACCGTTGAGGGCTGGCTTGCCAAGCTAGAAGAAACCGACCGCATGATTGCAAGCGGCGAGTTAAACAGGGGCATGGGTGTTTTGTTGCGTCGTATTCCATGCGCTGCGCTTTCTAGGCTTGGTTATGAGGGTGATACCAGCTTAGAGGGCGTGGGCGAAACGCCAGCCGAACACCTGCCAGATGATAGCGGCAAGATAAACATGGATTTAATTAAGGCGGGGCATACTGCGCCGAAGTTTGACCCGTTTGATTTGGCCGAACCATTGGACGACCCGCTTCCTGACAATATGAAAGCACCATTGCCAGATTTTAATCAGATATGATATTATCAGGGCATGAAATGCACCTATTGCAATGACCCTGCCGACAGCCTCGACCATGTTGTGCCGCATAGTTTTGCGAGAACAAGCGCAAAGCAATCGCGCCGATATAATCGGAAGCTATGCGTGCCAGCGTGCCGCGAATGTAATCAGCTTTTAGGCAATAGAAAAATGCACACTGTTTGGGATAGGGCTGGCTATCTTGCCGACAAGTATGCGAAGCGATATGAAAAGGCTTTGTCAATGCCCGAATGGTCGCCCGAAGAATTGGAAGAAATGGGAAGCAATATGCGCCACGTTGTAGAAACTGGCTTGCGAGACAAACGGGAAACAAACGAGCGAATAAAATTCGCCAAATATCGGGCGTCACTTTACCAAGATATTTCCGAAATATGGGAAGAAATGGAAGAACGCGGAGAGGCGTAGATAATTATCCTCTCAACCCCGCAATCGAAAAAGTTTCAAAACGCGCTGTATGGGCAAATTTGACCCCTTAGCGGCGATATTTTCGGCATATGCTAAACCCCGATTGCAAGGGCTGGCAAAATAGGTATGAAAAAGGCGAGACACCTCTCAGTGCCTCGCCCTAACTAGGCAGGGAAAAAGCCTAGCTTGTTTAAATACCCCTCCAACTTATGTTGTCGGCGTTCTCACATAAGAAAACAGCTAAATCATTTATGCGCTCGTATATATCTTGAGCCAACCAGTATTCAAAAGGTGAACAGGCTTCAGCGTCATTAATAAACTCAAATAGTTGTTCCCTAGTCATCTCGTCGTGATTTTCGGGATATGGCTCGCAAAGAAAATTTTCGCTTGCCAGTCTGATTGTTTCGGGTGATGGGGTCATGGTTTATTCCTCCTCTGTATCGCGCCGCAAATAAGCGGGCTGGTCGATATGGTCTTCGCTGTAAAGCATTGGCGGCCTGAAGTTTACAATGACCCGCACGGGCGGCCGCTTGCGTTGCAATACGTCACCAATAATGATTAAGGCCGCTAGGGCGAAAACTACGCCTAAAAAGCCGAATAAAAAATTGATAGTCATGGTTTAGTCTCCCTTTCGTTTACAATAGGTCGCGCAAGCTGGCTGACTTTTGAATCCAATAATCATCAAAGCCACGTTTTTTCATTTCCTCGCTTGCTATCGCGTTAGCTTTTTCTGGCGATAGTCTCCCGTCAATAATCATAATGCCCCTATCGCCACAAGGTTTCCAATAATTGCCATTCGCAATAATTTCTAAAAATTCTACATAATATCGCATAGTCTTTCCCTTTCTAATCGGTCACAATTAACCGCGACAATGGGCGACAAATGCGCCGCCCATTCGCGCTGATAATTATGCGGCTTCCTTTTCTTTCTCCAGACGTTCGGTCACTTCTTCAATAATCATTTGTTCAAGTGCAAAATAGGCAATGCGTGAAGCTGTTTCGTCATAGCTGCCATGTTCGGGGAAGCAATCCGCAACGCTATCTTCCGCATGGTTTCGCACATCACTAGGCAACCAACGCACAAAATCATGGGCTTGGCTGTAGTATATAACGAGCTGGCTGCTATCGGCATGCTGGCTGGCAATGTCGCACAAGTCGTCCTCAGACCAATTCTCACGCTCCGCCATAATATCATCAGCGATTGCCTCAATATATTCATAATAATTTTCAGACATAATCTTTCCCTTTCATGTTGGCCTATCTCATCAGATAGCGGCGGCCAGTCTCGCTATGACGCCCGAAGGCGTTTCGATTAATAAAGGTTATCTTCTCTTGCTTTGTCAGAAACAAGCCACGTCACTTGCTCATCGTCTGATTGCTCTTTCGTATTCATGGCGACCATAAGCTCGCGGGCTTGGCGACCATTAAACAGAACTCCGTCGGATTTTTCGACAATGCGAACAAGGCCAGCCCTATTCATCATGTTCAAGCCTCTCAATTCTTCAAGAGCGCGTGACCTTGCTTGCAGGTAACCTAAATCAATTTGCTGGTCTTCTGGCCATTCTTTGCCATTGCTGCCCGTGATAATTTGTGACGGGTAAGAGCAAGCCATTCCGAATTCAGGCTCTTTGTCATCATTGCCTATGAGGGCAAATTCAACCGAATAATAAACTGTGTTCATAATGTTTTCCCTTTCGATTTGCCGCGTTATTGCGGCTCACTCGTATTTAATACCATGAGCGAATTGGAATAGTCAACAGTAAAATGATGCAAAACGCGAATTATTTACAAACGCAAAACAATGTTGCAAAATAGCAACACATTCAAAGGGGTTAGGAATTAAACAATGGCGATAGTGAAAAAGAAAAGGGGAAGGCCAGCGGGGTCTGGTCATGGACAGCAAGTAGTCCATAAATTGCGGCACGGCTTCGAGGGGGCGCTTGCTGAATTAGACGCTAGGGGTAAGAGCCTGCCCGAATTGCTAGCAGATGCTTTAGAACAAGACGTGAACGGAACAATCCGCAGCATGGCGGCACTGCTTCCCCGTGATGTAGATATATCGGTCAATGCTGGCGACACATTAGGCGACGCATTAGCGCAAATACAAGTGAAGCTATCGGAGCGCAAGCGTGGCGAGATTATCGAGGCTGAATTTAGTGAAGCTGATTCACAAAAAGATGAATAGAGAACGTGAAACCTTTTCACGATAAAATGACCCCCCTTCAATTTTATTAGCGGGGGCTGTTATATATTATATAGTATCCTCAAAACCCTTATCTTATCCCCAAGACCCCCCCCTGTTCTCCACAACTCGTAAGTAACTACCCCCATAAAAATTTTTTTTCTTCTTTTTTCTTCCTCTCATTTAGGGGTGGCACTGTGCCGTAGTAAATAAGATTAAATGATATATTCTTTCTGATATATTAGGGTGGCACTGTGCCGTAGGGGAGGGTGGCAGTGTGCCGTACCCCCCACGTCAGATTGTCACCCCTTGCAGACCGCTCCGCCCTGTGTCATATTTGCAACAGAGGAGATAACAAAATCGGTTGAGCGTTTCTCCTCCTTGACGCTCCCGACGGTGGGGCGGGCTTCTTTCCCTTTCGGCTCGCCCCATCATAACAAGGAGAGAGAGATGGAAAAAGAAAACATGTCTGTTGAGGAGCTATTGCTTGCCATTGCTCTCGACCCCGTATTATTCGTTGAGTCTATCTTGCAGGCCAGTCCAGAGGAGTGGCAACGTAATGCTCTGTATGCTGTGCGGGACAATGACCGCGTAGCTATCCGCTCTGGTCACGGTATCGGCAAGACTGCATTTCTTTCATGGTTGATTCTTTGGTGGGTATTGACACGCTCTCCCAGTCGGATAGCATGTACTGCCAACACTGCTAGTCAGTTGTCAGACATTTTATGGGCAGAGGTCGCAAAGTGGCATCGTCGTATGCCAGATGGCCTGAAAGATTTAATTGAAGTGAAGTCTGACAAAGTTGAGCTTACGGGGCAGGACAGTTTCGCTGTTGCCCGAACTGCACGTCGTGAAACTCCAGAGGCGCTGCAAGGTTTCCACTCACCCAATATGCTGTTCTTGATTGACGAGGCATCTGGTGTGGACGACATCATCTTCGAGGTCGGAGAGGGTGCGATGTCCACCGAGGGTGCGAAGACTGTGATGACGGGCAACCCGACTCGCACGTCTGGCTACTTCTATGAAGCCTTCAATAAGATGAAAGATAGGTTCTTTACAATGAAGGTCGCATCATCTGATAGTACTCAGGTGAGTAAAACCTTTATGGAGGATATGAAACTCAAGTATGGCGAAGACAGCAACATCTACAGAGTTCGTGTTCTTGGAGAGTGGCCTGAAGCCGACGACGACGTGGTTATACCACTGCACCTCTTGCAGTCAGCATCCACGCGAGAGCAAGAAGCAGCAGAAACCACCCCCGTTGTATGGGGTCTTGACGTGGCACGTTTCGGTACGGACAAAACAGCTCTATGCAAACGCAAGGG